ATCATCTGGGTGAAGGAGCATCCGGTCCTTACACGCAAGGACTTCATGGGCAACCACGAGTGGTGTTTCTACGGGTGGAAGGAAGGCGCGGCGCATCGGTTCTTCGGCCCGGCCAACATCACGGACGTCTGGTCGGTCAAGAAGGTCAACCCCCAGTCGATGGTGCACCTCACGGAAAAGCCGGTCGAACTGGCCGTCCGCGCCATCCAGTACTCGTCGCTGACCGGCGAGAACGTCCTGGACCTTTTCGGCGGCTCCGGCAGCACGCTGATCGCCTGCGAGCAGACCGGCCGCCGTGCCTACCTGATGGAGATCGATCCGCTGTACTGCGACGTCATCGTGCAGCGATGGGAGGAGTTTACGGGCAAGAAGGCCGATCGGGTTGAGTTGCCGGTGTCGCAGCCTGCTTTGGTGCCATCTTCGGAGGGTTGAAATGCTCCCAGATATTCCAGCCAATGCTCCAACCCAGGTTCAGCACCAGAGCGGTTGCAGCGATCCACACTCCGATCTTAACCAACATCCTATCGCGCTTAGCCTCTCGACGACCCGTTTCTCTACGTTCCATATCCTCAATGAGGATCAAGTCTTGTTCCCGCCCAGGCATATATGGGTAGAAGGGGCAACTCTCGTCGCGGTCCTGGATCAACCTGGAAAGATCGTACTTGCCATCTTGGCTCACGCCTACGCCAGTCCAGACGCCTTCGTAGCATCTGTACTTGTCGATGGTATGCTTCGGCGTTTCGGTGGTGGTGCTTTGGGTGGCTTGGTCCAACAGTTCCTTTCTGGTCGGTTCATCAACCGAAAACCCGCCAACGGACGGCATCTTCGTCAGGAAGTGGCAATTGACGCAGCAGCGATCTGGGACGGACTGACTCATGGCAATGATTATAACTCGGCAAGGTCTAAGAGCAACCCCGGCCGTGGTGGCCGGGGCGTTGGAGGTAACGGGGTGATGGTGGCGCTACTTTGCCAGCGTGAACTTGCCACGCTCGGTCTTGCGGAAGCGGGCGTTGGCGCCCTTGACAGCGATCTCGCGGATGATGGCCGCATAGATGGTGGCCGCCGGGGTCTTGCCGCCTGTCTTCCAGAGGCCCTCGGCCAGCATCCGTTCGACCATGGTCTTGGTGTCGAGCGGTTCGCCCGCCTCGGCGAGCACCTGCGCTGCCGCGTCCAGGCCGCTGGGCTTGCGGTCGGACTTCGTCGCCTTCGGCTTGGACTTGGCGGGCTTGTCTTTGCCCTTGTGCGGCGGCAACACGCCAACCGGCGTCCCAAGAATCTTGCTGGCGACCTTTGCGGCCGATTCCAACGCTGCTTGGTCCTCTTTGCGGCCGTCGTCGCCGGTTGCCTTCTGGTGGGCCAGGTGCCAGTCCTTGCACGATTGCCCGTCGCCGCGAATGTCTCCGGCGGACACCTTGACCGGCTTGCCGTCGGTCATGGACATGCCCTGGTAGCGGCCCTTGCCGACGGACTTGTCGATGCGGACCGGCACGTAGCTGCCGCCGGTCTTGCAGCTATAGACCTTGCCGACTTCCACCGTCCTCTTGCTCGTCTTGCTCTTGTCCGTCTTGCCCTTGCTCGTCATGGTGCGTTCCTTTCTGTTTGGCCCGGTATTGCGCCGGGCTCTTGGTTAGAGACCCAGCTCTTCCGCGAGCCGGGATTGCTGTTCGTGTCCGCCGAGCAGTTCGCACAACTGTTCGTGGAACCAGCGGACCTGCCGGTCCACGTCGGGGTTGTTGGTCCGGTTGATCTGGAGGCACGATGCGATGGCCGCCACCGCATGCGGCGACATGCAGTCTTGAAGGAGGTCTCGCAACTCCTTGCCGGGCTCTGCCGGATCATCGCTGCCCGGCACGGTGACGCGGACCTTCTTGCCGTTGACCTCGGCCTGGTACGTCTGCGGTCGTCTTCGCTTGGCGCTCATGGTCGTTCTCCCTGGTTAGCGGCTTTTTACGATGCTGATTTGGAACGTGCTGTCGTCGTCAGTGCGGACCACCACGCCGCGGTTGTACGTCAGGACTCCGGCCTCCTCGAACGTCTGGACGCGCCGGACTTCCGGGGCGGCGTCTTCGTCGTTGAGCATCTCGTAGAGCATGGTTTCCATCTCGGTCTCGTTCATGGTCGTCTCCTGGTGCCGGTTCGCGCCGGCCGCGCCGTTGACGTCCCCTCGGGACGCTGGCGGCGGGGTCGCACGCCGCTAGTCGGCCATCTGCTCGATGGCGCGGAAGTACTCGCGGATCACGCCCGTCGCGCCGCGTGCGCCGTCCAGCACCGTCTGGACGCAGGTGGCCAGGGCGAACAGGTCGTTGCGGTCGCCGGCCTTGGCCGAAAGTTCCATGTGCTTGGCCGGCGTCAGGATGGAGGCGGTGATCGTCGTGCCGCCGATGCGGCGGGAGACGGTGGCGAAGGTCATGGCCTTCTCGTCGCCGCCGACAAAGTCGATCCGCGTGATCTTCATGGGCATGGCTCCTTTGGCTTAGCGCTGCGGGAAGACGGTGTGGTAGAGGCGGATGGGGATCTGGTCGCGGACGATAGTGTCCATCGCGTCGGCCAACCGTCCTGCCGTCTCGAAGTAGCCGCTGGCGACGGCCTGGCGGAAGGCCGTCAGGTCCTCCACGTCGGCGGCGTAGCGGCGGGCCAGTTCGGCGTCGCCGTCCTTGTCGGCGCGTTCGCCTTCCAGCCGCCAGTTTCCGATGGACAGGTCCATCCGCTTCAGGTCGTGCTTCAGCGTCCTCGTTGCGTTCTTGGTGCTCATCTTTCGGTCCTTTCACTCCGCGTTGAGGGCCAGGATGGTGCTGGGCGTGTAGCCGCAGCGGCGGGCCTCGGCGTTGATGGCCGCTCGGACGGCGCTGCCGGGCTTGTTGGCGTAGTAGATGGCTGCCAGGCGCTTCCAGCCGAGCGTCTCGATCTTTGGTCGTCCCCCCCGGCCGGGGGAGGTCAGGAACTTCACCGTCGCCTGCCGCTGGAGGGCGGCTTCCGCCGCGGTCGTCTTGGGTCGTCGTGCGTTCTTGGTGCTCATCTTTCGGTCCTTTCTATTCGCGGTGTCCATGACCACATGAGGCCGAGAACCGCCGCCACAGCCAAGGGAAAGCCCTTAAATCCACGCAGATTCTCGCATGGCACATGCTTCGATGGGGCCAAGACTTATGGCGATTAGCGATGATTCCGCAAGAATTGTTCCACCGGTGGATACGCCCCCCGGCCAGGCTGGCGGCGCGGGGGCTGTCAACCCATCGGCGCTGACCGTAGATCAACTGGCGCGGATGCTGGCCGTGCCGGAGGAAACGGTCCGTCGGCACGTTGCGGCAGGCGCGCCGGCCGCTACGGACGGCTGCGTCAACCTAGTGCACTACGCCGCGTGGTTGAACAAGGAGCTGGCGTCCTTGGGGGAAAACGATGGCGATTGACCTGACCAAGCTGACGCAGAGCGAGCTGCTCCAGATCGTCAACAGCACCCCGGCCGGCGAGACGCTGACACGGTCGCGCCTTCGCCGGCAGATGGACGCCGGGGCTTTCCGCTTCGGCGACGGCACCAGCGTCCACCTGGTGCGGTACGTCCGCTGGCTAGTGGACGAGATGGAAAAGCCCCGCCCGGTCAAGGTGGACTACGCCGAGGCCCGTCGCCGCCAAGCCGAAAAGAACCGCGCCGCCACGAAGTCCATCCAGGACATCGCGCCCATCCCCCAGATCGAGGATTACCCGCGCCGCAAGGCGTGCGGGGCGTCCTTCCGACTGTTCTGCGAGACGTACTTCCCGGCCGCGTTCCATCGCGCATGGTCCGACGACCACCTTCGCGTGATCGCCAAGATCGAGAAGGCCGTCCGCGAGAATGGCCTGTTCGCCTTCGCCATGCCCCGCGGATCGGGCAAGACCACGCTGGCGCGCTGCGCGGCGCTATGGGCGGTCCTCTACGGCTACCGGTCGTTCGTCTGTCTGATCGGGGCGGCCGACGATCGCGCCAAGGAACTGCTGCTGCCCATCAAGAAGCACGTCCTGGAGAACCCTCTACTGCTGGCCGACTTCCCGGAGGCGGTCCATCCGCTGCGGGCGTTGGAGAATTCCTCCAAGCGCCAGCTCCAGCAGCATTGCCACGGGCGGCTGACGCACGTGCATTGGGGCCAGAATAAGCTGGTCTTCCCGACCATCGAAGGCTTTTCGGGAGAGGACCTCCCGGCGGCGCTGCGCGAGGATGGCTTCGAGATCAGCCCGTCCTGCGGATCGATCATCACGACGACCAGCCTGGACGCGAACATGCGCGGCCAGCAGCACACCCGCGTGGACGGCTCGATCATCCGGCCGTCGCTGGTCCTCCTGGACGACCCGCAGACGCGGGACTCGGCCCGGTCGGTGGACCAGACCCGCAAGCGTCTGGAACTGCTCAACGGCGACGTCCTGGGCATGGCCGGGCCTGGCGAGCAGATATCGGCGCTGATGACATGCACGAAGATGTATGAGGGCGACCTGGCCGACACGGTGCTGGACGGCGAGAAGTACCCGGAGTGGGACAGTGAGTGCACCGCCCTGGTCTACGCCTTCCCGTCCGACGAGAAGCTCTGGGAGGAGTACTTCGAAATCCGCCACGGCCGGGGCAAGGCCGCGGCCACCGAGTTCTACCGTCAGCGCCAGGCGGCGATGGACGCCGGGGCGCGGATCGCCTGGCCGGCGCGGTTCGACGGCAAGAGCGGCGAGATCGGCGCGGTCCAGCACGCGATGAACCTGCGCCAGAAGGTCGGGCCGGAGGCCTTCGCCGCCGAGTACCAGAACGCCCCGTCGCTCCAGCAGAGCTCCGATCAAGTACTCACCGTCGATCAGGTGATGGCCAAGACCAGCGGCTACAAGCGCGGCGAGGTGCCGCCCGCCTGCACGAAGATGACGATGTTCATCGACATTCATGACCGTCTCCTGTTCTACGCGGTCTGCGCTTGGGAGGAGACGTTCACCGGATACGTCATCGACTACGGCACGTTCCCCGAGCAGCGCCGCTCGGCCTTCACGCTGGCCGACGCCACCAGGACGCTCGGACGCGCCTCCCCCGGCGCGGGCGTCGACGGGTCCATCCATGCCGGGCTGGAGCAGCTCGTATCGGCATATCTGAACCGCGACTGGGGCCGGGGCGGCAGCTTGATGCGGATCGACCGTCTCCTGGTGGACATGGGCTACAAGCCCGGCATCGTCGCCTCGGTGAAGCAGAAGGCCGGCGGCTCGACCATGATGCTCGCCAAGGGCATCGGCATCCGCGCCAGCCGCAAGCCCATCGCCGAGTACGCCCGCAGGCCCGGAGAGACCATCGGGCACTACTGGTACATCCCCAACGTCCGCAAGACCGGCCAGTTCCAGCATGTGCTGGTGGACGTGAACTACTGGAAGCGATTCGTGCATGAGGGATTGATGACCGCCGCCGGCGACCGGGGCTGCATCAGCCTTTTTGGCAAAGACGGGAACGACGTGCGCCAGCACGAACTGATCGCCGAGCACGTGGCGCGCAGCGAGAAGTGGGTCGAGGTCACCGGCCCGGGCGGCGCGGTCCGCGAATGGTCGCCGCTGCCGACCCGCCCCGACAACCACTGGTTCGATTGCCTGGTCGGCTGCGCCGCAGCGGCCAGCATGGTCGGCATCAAGCCCGCCGGCGAGGCCGCGCCGGTGCGCCAGAGAAAGTGCTACACCCAGGAAGATCTGCGGAGGAAAGACGCATGACTGAATCCGTGAGCACGCGGAAGAATTGGTCGCCCGTGGACGGCAAGCAGGGCCTGGAATGTCGCAAGTGCGGGTGTCGCCACTTCATGGTCGACCACACGCGAAAGGTCAATCGGATGATCGTCCGTTATCGCCGCTGCCGCCACTGTGGACAGCGCATGACGACGTGCGAGCGGGCCTTGGGCCAGCCCTAATGAAGATTCTTTCCATATATGGATAACGGCCTGCGAAAAGGCCCTTGTGAAGTGCATGTAATGCTTTGATGAAGGACGTTGGCGTAGGACAATAACATCAGACAACCAGGACGCGCGACGCACCGGCTGATCCCCGGTGCGAAGCCAATAGATACGAAGGCCGTTCGGGGCCGAACACCCGAGCGGCCTTTTTCTTTTGGCTCGTGCGACTGGTTGTCGGACTTGGAAACAGCGATGGCAGACGACATCGAAAACGCGATTCGCCAGAGCGCAGAAGGGCCTGAGTCGGCCGAGGTCGACGGCGTGAAGGTCAAGCAGCATAGCCTGCCCGACCAGATCGCCGCCGACAAGTACCTGGCCGGCAGGGATGCCCGGCGGAACCCGGCCAAGGCGTTCACCCGCGTCAAGATCGTGCCGCCTGGAACGGTGTAGCGCATGGGACTGTGGCCCTGGACAAAGCGGAAGAAGGTGCAGGCGACTGGCCTGTTGCTCGTCCGCGCCCGGTTCGACGCCGCGCAGACCACTCCCGACAATCGCAAGCACTGGGCCAATGCCGACCCTCTCTCGGCCGATACCGCGGCCAGCCCCGAAGTCCGCCGTACTCTCCGCAACCGTGCCCGGTACGAGGTCGCCAACAACTCCTACGCCCGCGGGATCGTGCTGACGCTGGCTAACGACGTGGTCGGAACCGGCCCGCGCATCCAGATGCTGGCCGACAGCGCCGAGGCCAACCAGACCATCGAGCGCGAGTTCATGGCCTGGGCCAAGGCCGTCGATCTGCCGGGCAGACTCCGCACCATGCGGATGGCCCGGGCGCAGGATGGCGAGACTTTCGCGCTGCTGTTCAGTAATCCCAGCCTGGATTCGCCCGTCAAGCTCGACATCCGCCTGGTCGAGGCCGATCAGGTGACTACGCCGGACCTGACGCTCAACAAACCCAACGTCGTCGATGGAATCGTCTTCGACGAGTTCGGCAATCCCACCGAATACCACGTCTTGAAGGAACATCCCGGTGCTTCGACTTCGCTCAGCACGGGCGGCCAGTATGAGAAAATCCCAGCGGCGAGCATGATCCACTGGTTCCGCTGCGACCGGCCCGGCCAGTCGCGCGGCTTGCCCGACATCATGCCGTCGCTGCCGCTGTTCGCGCAGCTTCGGCGGTACACGCTGGCGGTGATCGCGGCAGCCGAATCGGCGGCGAACATCGCCGTGCTGATGAAGACCAACGCCCCGGCGGGCGGCGAAGCGGCGGAAGTGGAACCCATGACGGAGATGGAATTCTCCCCGAACATGGCTGTCTTCACGCCCGAAGGCTGGGAGCCATCGCAGGTGAAGGCCGAGCAGCCGGCGACCACCTACGACATGTTCAAGCGGGAGATTCTCAACGAAATCGCCCGCTGCCTGAACATGCCGTACAACATCGCCGCCTGCAACAGCAGCGGCTACAACTACGCATCGGGGCGGCTGGACCATCAGACCTATTACAAGTCCATCCGGGTCGATCAAGCCCATATCGAGGCGGTCGTTCTGGACCGCATTCTCACCGCCTGGCTCGCCGAGGCCGTGAAGGTTTTTGGCATCGCGCTCGGGACCGCTGAGGGCTTCCCGCACCAGTGGTTCTGGGACGGGCACGAGCACGTTGACCCGCAAAAGGAAGCCAACGCCCAGGCCCAGCGGCTCGCCAGCAACACCACCACACTGGCCACCGAGTACGCGCGCCAAGGCAAGGATTGGGAAACCGAGCTTCGTCAGCGGGCCAAGGAAATCGCCTTGATGAAGGAACTGGGGCTGACCGTGGCGCAGGTTGCACCGCAATCGTCCCGAAGGGACGCCCCTGACGGGGCGCCTGCCCCCACTGACCAGAAACCCGACCCCGAGGACGAGGAGGAAGACCGTGCCGCAGCCTGAAAACGAAAACGGGCCGTTGAGCTTTTGCAGCGAGCCTGGCGCGTTGACCATCGAGGCTGGGGTGGACGACGGCCCTTCGAGCGGCTCAGGGCAAGACAAGGCGCCACTGCCGCGTTTCAGCATGGTCGCCTACACCGGTGGTCCGATGCGTATCGCCGGCTGGCGATATCCGGTCGTGGTGGACCTGGCCGGCCTGTCTATCCCGTCGCAGTCGCGGCCCATCCGATTCGGCCATGACATGGCCAGCGGCGTCGGCCACACCGACAGCATCGCCGTGGAAGGCCCTTCGAGCGGCTCAGGGCAAGCAAGGCTCATCGCCGCCGGCGTCGTCTCTCGCGACACGGCCGCGGCCAAGGAGATCGTTGCATCGGCCCGCAACGGCTTCCCATGGCAAGCCTCTCTGGGGGCGGCGGTGGACCAGTTTGAGTTCGTCAAGGAAGACCAGTCCGTTCTCGTGAACGGGCGGGAGTTCAAGGGCCCCGTGAACGTCGTCCGCAAGGCGACGCTGGGCGAAATCAGCTTTGTAGACCTCGGTGCCGACGGCAACACCTCAGCGAGCGTGGCCGCATCGGCGAAGGAGAAAGAAACCATGACCGATACAGAAGTCACTCAGGAGCAAATGAAGGTTGCGGCCGCGGCAACGGCGGACGGGGCCGGCAAGGATACCGGCATTGCAGCCGATCCCGTACCCGACATCCGGGCCAAGGCCCTCGCCGAAACCAGGCGGATTGAGTCGATCCGCAAGGTGTGCGCCGGCCGGCATGGCGACATCGAGGCCAAGGCCATCGCCCAAGGCTGGGACGAGAATACCACCGAGCTTGAGGTGCTCCGCGCGGAGCGGCCCAAGGCGCCTGATTCGCACATCCCTGTCAGTCCGGCCGTCGATTCCGACGTGCTGGCCGCGGCGGTGTGTCTGGCAGGCGGGCTCAAGCCGGCCGAGAGCCGCTTCGACGAGCGGACGCTTGACGCCGCCAGCCGGAGGTTCCGCAGCGGTATCGGACTCCAGGAACTCATCCTGGAGGCGGCCTGGGCCAACGGCTATTCGGGCCGGTCCTTCCGCTCCGACATGGAAGGGTCACTCCG